CCAATGCCACTTCTTCGCTGGGATCGGCGTCTGGTCCCATGCACTGCGCAGAGCAGGATGGGCCGATGACGAACCAGTGTGGACCGGAAGCTGCCCTTGCCAGCCTTTCAGCGCGGCAGGCAAAAGAGAAGGGACTGCTGACGAGCGGCACTTATGGCCCGCCTTCCGCCATCTCATCGGAGCCAAGCGTCCTTCAGTCGTGCTTGGAGAGCAGGTTGCGAGCAAGGACGGCCTTGCTTGGCTCGACACTGTACAAACTGACATGGAAGCAGCGGGCTATGCCTTCGGGGCGGTCGATCTGTGCGCTGCGGGCGTCGGCGCTCCGCACATCAGACAACGCTCGTGGTTCGTCGGGGTGGCCGACGACGACGACGAGGGACTGGAAGGACGGCGGCAACCCGAACGTGAATGTGCCGCTCAACGCATTGCTGGGGCGAGTAGTGTGGCTGAGCGGTTGGCCGACGACGACGAGCAAAGAAGCGGCGGGCGGGGAATACAAAGACCCGGACAAGGCGATGACTCGGGCGCTGGGGCCACATGCGAACGACTTGCGGGACTTTGCGCAGCTCGCGGGTTGGGCGTCACCAGCAGCGCACGAACCGGGCCCGGCCCGACTAACGGTTTCTGGCGAGATGCTGACTGGCTCCTCTGCCGGGATGAGCGATGGAGGCCAGTTGAGACCGGGACATTCCCGTTGGTTAATGGCGCTCCCTCCAGAGTGGGACGCTTGCGCGCCTACGGCAACGCGATCGTCGCTGAAGTCGCGAAAGAATTCATCGAAGCCGTGATGTTCGCGCGCACCATGCACGGACTGATGTCGTGATCCTCTTCTGCGATACCGAGACCTACAGCGAAACGCCGCTATCGAACGGTGTTCATCGCTACGCTGAAGACCCTTTCGCCGAGATTATGGTGGAGAGCTGGGCGATCGACGATGGCGAAGTGCAGGTAGCGGACAAGACCATCGGGGAGCCAGGGCCTTTCGACCTGTTCGATCCATCCGACTTCGAGCGCATCGTGATGCACCAGTCGGACTTCGACCGGACGATGTACCGCCTCGTGCGCGGTATCGAGATATCCGTCGATCTGATCCACGATACGGCGGTGCAGGCGCGCAGCCACGGCCTGCCCGGTGGGCTCGACAAGCTCTGCGCGATCTTCCGTGTGCCCGAAGCGTTGGCGAAGCACGGCGAGGGCAAGGCATTGATCCGGCGCTTCTGCAAACCGCAGCCCAAGTCGTTCAAATTGAGGAGAGCAACCCGTGCCACGCACCCCGAAGAGTGGAAGCAGTTCCTCGCCTACGCGGGCGGCGATATTCATGCGATGCGCTACCTTTACGGTAGGCTTCCTCGATGGAACTATCCTGAGCGAGAGCACGGATTATGGTGCCTGGACCAAAGTATCAATGATCGTGGGTTTAGCGTTGATCTTGAGCTTGCTCGAGCTGCTATTGGCGCCATTGAAGAGATAAAGCTCGTCGCCGATGCCGAGACCGCCGACGAGACGAACGGCCGGGTGCAGAAGACATCGCAGCGCGACAAGCTGTTGCAAGAGCTGCTCCTCGAATATCACGTCAAGCTGCCCGATCTCACGCAGACCACGATCGAGCGGCGGCTTGACGATCCTGACCTGCCGCTTCCCGCGAAGGCATTGCTCGAACGGCGGTTGATGCAATCCGCGACGTCCACCTCGAAGTACAACAAGGTGATCGAAGCGGTCAGCGAGGATGGCCGTCTGCGCAACTCGATCCTGTTCTGCGGAGCGCCGCGCACCAAGCGCGACAGCGGCCGGCTGTTCCAGCCGCAGAATTTGCCGCGGCCCGACATGCCCGCCGACGAGATCGAGGCCGGCATCGCGATGCTCAAGAACGGTTCGGCGCCAGTGATGCTCGAAGCCGACGAGCTGATGCGCCTGAGCTGGAATGCGCTGCGCGGATTGATCGTCGCTGGTGAGGGCCGGAAGATCGTGCAGGCCGATCTCGGGCAGATAGAAGCGCGCGTCCTGCCGTGGCTTGCCGGCGAGACGTGGAAGCTCGAAGCGTTCCGCGACTTCGACCAGGGCACTGGGCCCGATCTCTATCTGGTCGGCGCTGCGCGCATCTTGGGCAAGCGGCCCGAAGACATCACCAAGTACGAGCGGCAGACCTACGGCAAGGTGCCCGAGCTTGCTTGCGGCTATGGCGGCAGCGCTGGTGCATTCAACGCAATGGCGCAGCTCTACAACCTCGATCTTCCGCTACATGAAGTGCAGGAGATCGTCAGCGGCTGGCGCGACGCGAATGCCGAGATCGCCAACTGGACCGATGGGCTGTGGGTGAAGCTCGAGGAGGCAGCGCGCAACGCGGTGCTCTACCCCGGCACCACGTTCGCGGCTGGCGAGCATATCCGTTTCGTGAAGTGGCGCGAATGGCTAAAGATGGAGCTGCCGAGCGGTGGGTTCCTGAGCTACGCTTCACCGCACATCGCGGACCATCCCTACGGCGGGCCCAATGCGCTTTGCTTTTGGGGCATCAACAATTACACCCGGAAGTGGGAGCGTCTCTATACCTACGGCGGGAAGTTGTCGGCCGATGCGACGCAGAGCACGGCGCGCGAAATATTCGCCCACAACTGGCAGCACGTCGAGGACGAAGGCTTTCCAATAGTTTTGAGAGTGCACGACGAGCTGGTGACTGAGCCGCTCGATACCGAGGACTTCACAGTCGAGCGCCTGGTGAAAGCAATCACGCGGCGCCCACCGTGGCTCGACGAACGAATGCCGCTCGCTGCTGGCGGGTTCGAAGCTCAAAGATACCGGAAGGACGACTGATGACAGGGACATACAAACCTACCGGCCATGCGATAGTGACCGTACCGCTCGATCCCGAACTGCACAAACGTCTGCGGGTGCGCTGCGCAGAAGAGGGGCGCACCATCAAATGGTTTGTTACCCAGGCAATTAAACAGGCACTTTCCGATGCCCCGTAAGGAAGAGCTGAACGAAGAGTATCTCAAGCGCCGCGTCAGGGAGACCGGAGGCTTCACGCGCAAGGTCAAGTGGATAGCGACGCGCGGTGCGCCGGATCGGCTCTGCGCGTGGCCTGAACGCGGACGCTACGCTTTCGTCGAGGTGAAAGAAGAAGGTCAGCCCTGGGGTTTGCAAGAACACCAGCGGCGCGAACACCAGCGGATGCGGATGAGTGGTATGACGGTCGTGGTGCTCAACAGTAAGCACGAGATCGATCAGTTCATCGTGTTTATGATGCACGTTTGTTGAGAGGAGAAGGACATGCACTTCGAGATATTTCAGGAAGAGCGCGTCGTAGGCTTTGCGCATTGGTGGTACTGGCGCCTCCGCGCGAAGAACGGAAAGATCGTCGCCGATGGCTCCGAGCCCTACGCCTCGCGCAGCAATGCACGGCGCGCAGCACGGCGCGTAGAACGCGCTTTGCAGTATGACGGTTTCGGACAGCCGCTTGAGATCAGATATTCGTGACTGTAGCTGTCGCCCGTATTGCCGCGCACAACGCATTCGATCCGCTTTGGCAAAGCGGGCGGCTGTCGCGCACTGCCGCCTATAACTGGCTCGCCTTGCAAATGGGACTGCGCATGGATCAGTGTCACATTAAGCTGTTAGATGAAAAGCAGTGTCAGCGTGTGATCGAGCTGTGCGGACCTATGGCCTTCGACGATCTCGATGCCTGAGTGGTCTCCGCGACCGTGGCAGCCTCCTATGCTGGAACACATCGCGGCGCACCCGCGCTGTGCGATCTTCGCATCGATGGGCAGCGGCAAAAGCGGCGCGGTGCTCCATGCGCTCAATTCGATTGAGGTGATGGATGAAGGACCGGGCCTGATTCTTGGCCCAAAGCGCGTTGCGCGGGACGTGTGGCCCGACGAGGCGAGGAAGTGGACAGCGCTCGGCACTGAGGTAATGCCCATCGTCGGTACGCGCACGGAGCGCTTCTCAGCGCTCGGCAAGGATCGGCCGTGGTACTCGATCAATTATGAGAATATCCCGTGGCTGGTCGAGCATCTCAAGGATCAGCGTCGGAAATGGCCATTTCGGACGATCGTCGCCGACGAGAGCACCCGGCTGAAAGGCGCGAGGGCGATGGGTCAAGGGGGGCTCAGGACCAACGCCCTCGCTAAGATTGCATTCCTACCACAAGTGAAGCGCTTTATCGAGCTGACCGGAACGCCGGCGCCCAACGGGCTCAAGGACTTGTGGGGCCAGCTGATGTACATTGACCAGGGGCAGCGCCTGGGGAAGAGCTACACCGCTTTCCTCGCCCGCTGGTTCCAGCGGGGCTTCGACGGCTACAGCGTCGATCCCTTGCCCTTCGCACAGGCGCAGATACAGGAGCGCATCGGCGACGTCTGCCTGACGGTCGATCCGCGCGATTATATTTCGATCGACGAGCCGATCGAGACGGACGTCGAAGTCGAGCTGCCGCCCAAGGCGATGGATCAGTACCGCGCAATGGAGCGGCAGATGTTCCTCGAACTGGAGCACGACTTCGCAATGCACGAGATCGAGGCACCCCACGCCGCGGCGCGCACATCGAAGTGCCTCCAGATCGCAGCCGGCTTCGTCTATAACGATGCGCGCGAGGCGATCCCGATCCACGAAGAAAAGCTCGCGGCGCTCGATAGTATCCGCGAAGAGGCGAACGGAATGCCGCTGCTCATCAGCTATATCTTCCGCGAAGACCTGATGATGCTCAAGAAGAAATTCCCGCAGCTCCGGCACATTGATGAAGTCGACACGGGCGACGGCGGCGATTGGAACGCCGGCCGCGTGCCGATGATGGCGGCACACCCGGCGAGCGCGGGGCACGGGCTCAACCTGCAATGGGGATCGAATATCCTGGTCGACTATACCAGCGGCTGGGATTTGGAGTACGATCAACAAGTGATCGAGCGGATCGGCCCCATGCGGCAATACCAGGCAGGCTTGAACAGACCTGTGTATAGGTATAGGATCGTCGCTCACCGGACGGCCGACCTGCTCGTCAAGCAGCGCCGCCAGTCGAAGCGCTCGGTGCAGTCGATCTTGTTTGAGGCGCTTAAACGAAAGGAAGCAGGACTATGCCCGATACCATCAACGTAGTTGGCAACAACTCATCCGAAGCATTGCGTGGTTTCATCGAGCGGGTCGAGCGCCTTGAGGAAGAGCGCAAAGATGTCGGCGCCGATATAAGGGACGTCTACGCTGAGGCGAAGGCTGCGGGCTTCAATGTGAAAACCATGCGCCGGATGGTGCAGCTCAGACGAATGACAACCGATGCGCGGCAGGAGATGCTGAGCCTCGAGGAAACCTATCTGCAAGCGCTGGGGCTGCTCTAGCTCTATTCGTGCGTATTCGCTGGCGGCGGGAGCGGTTGCAGCACCGCCGAAGCGCAATTGGCAGGCTCCTTCATCCCGCGGTCCTTGTGCCACTGGCAAAGGCGGCGCAGCGCGTCGCGGCAACTGCGGCCGGCGATCAGCGCATCGACCGTGAACTTGCGTTCCAGCTCGCCGAACTGGTCAGCCATGATCTGCTCGTCGGTGAGCGCTGCGGGCTCAGGAGCGCACTGGAAGCTAGATGCAGGCGGGTGGCTTGAGACCGTTGTCACGCGCTCGTTGCTGCAGCCGCAGGCAGCGATGGAAAGCAAGGCGGCGATCCTGCTCATTCTTTGCATTGTCCTGCACCTTTATGAGTTCGTCGGCTTCCTGGTTCTGCCGGCTGACATCGTACTTCTCGGCCTGAGCTGCGTTCTGGTCGGCTTTGCGGTCGGCCTTGGCCTGGCTCGCCTCGACCTTATCCTTGTAGTGCGAGACGACATTATGATCGTAAATCGCCTTGGCGCCGAAGAAGAAAAGTGCGACGGCCAATGCGATCAAAGCATAGCCGACCGGCTTGGCGAACTTCGCTCCGACCAGCGGAATGAGGAATGCAAACATTATCCGTTTTCTCCCGGCGCGGGCGTCACGCCGCCTTCGTTCGAAACGATATTAGCAGCTTCGTTTACTGCTGCGGCTGCTGTATCTGTAGCAGCTTTTGCTGCAGGTGTCGCCTCTCCCTTGCGCCCGAGGTGGAGCGAGCCGCCCAAGCCACTGAGATCGATCTGCCCACCGGCGATGACGATCACGATGAGCGCGAGCAGGCACAGCGCGATGACACCGTTCGAGACAAGAAACCCGCGGGCGATAGCGTTGAGCTGGATCATCAGGAGATCGGTACAGGCAGTGAGCCCACCGAAATTCTGCGCGCTGATGCGTTCGGCCTGCAGCGCCTTACTGCACCATTCGGGACTGGAAAGGATATTGAGCTGCTTGTTGCCCAGCCACATGATGTAGCCGCTGGTAATCGCAACGCAGATCACCGCCGTCCAGCGGATCGGATTGTTCGGAAGCAGTTTCATCGCCAGTTCCCTCCCCGGTACACTTCGGCTTCCTCTTTGCGCCGATCGAGCAGCCCCTTCATCTCGCGGCCGTCATTGAAGCGCCACGCGAGGAACTTGTTCGCCGCCGTCTCGTAATCGCCGGCCTTGTGCGCCTTGAGCAGCGAGCTGTCGCCCAGCCCTTCGGCAATGGTGTCGGCATCGATGTCGAGCCCGATGTTAAAGGCGAGGCTGACCAGCGCATCGAACTGGTTCTGCGTCGTCGGCGTCGCGCCGAGCAGCAGGTTGACGCCATCCTCGAAACGGGCGAGATCACTGTCAAATGCGGCCTGCGCCTGCGCTTCGGTCCACACCAGTCCCTTGTGCACTTCCGGCCCGGTGTGCCCGTAGCCGATGGTCCACGGCGATCCGTCGCGCGAGCCGGGATCGGGATAGGCGGCAAGCTCGAGCTTCTCCCGGCTCTTCAACCGGTCGCGTCCTACCGGCGTCATGCGCCGGCCGGTGGCGGTCGTGCTCGGCCGCGGCTCGCTTAGCGCTTCGTCGATCGCACGGTCCATCACCGCGACATCGGCATCGTTCCTGAACCGCGCGCCGAGCTTCCTGGCTGCGTCGAAGATCGGCTTGCGGTTCACTTCTTGTCCCGCTTGTCGGCGTCGATCTGGCGCTCCGTGGACACGATGACCTGGGCGTCCTGCCGTGCCTGCCCCTTGCCGAGCTGATAGGCTTCGGCGGCGATGGCACGGGCCATCCACACCCCTTCGCGCTCGCGGCAGGCATCGACTTCGGTTTGCAGATGATCGCAGCGCTCGTCGAGACGCACGATCTCTGCGCGAAGCCGATCCCAATCCCGGCCCTTGGCGCTGTCGACGTCCCGGCTGCGCTCATTGAAGCGCCCCATGATGCTTGGCCATGCCTTGAACAACGCCACCGCCGTCATCAGGACGAACGTCCATGCAGCAGCAGTCGCGTTGAAAATCCTGCCGAGCACGTCATCGTCAACCATAGCCCCAAACCAGCTTACGCAACACGCTGCTGTCGGAAGAACGGTCAGGTGTCACCGCTGCGGATTTGCGAAAAAGCGAAGCCAGCCCTTCCCATCCCGCGGCGAGATACTGGACGATCGCCAGCGGCCAGAGCGTCCAGTAAACGTAAAAGGGCGGCAGCTTCGAAACGTAGATCGCCCACATCACCGGGAAAATCAGCATCACGATACGATCCGGCACAGATCGTTCGGTGATGATGCATCTGAGCTGGTCCCAGGCGCTGCGGTAGGGATGGCAGGGATAGGCTTCGGCCTTGGCGAAGATCACCGCCAGCACGAAGAGGTCAGGGAAGACGTAGAAATCAACCGGCAGGCCGTAGCCCGTGAGCCAAAGCATCTCCGAGACGATCCAGCTCGCGACCAGCGCACCCGCCGTTGGGTTCCTGAACATCGAAGGAAGCCCAACGGCGAGCACCACCAGCCACATAACGAGATGCGGCAAACTCACTTATTCTTGCCGTCATCGGGAGGTGGCGGTGGATCGCCACCTGGTGGGGAATAGGTCGCCGGCTGCTGAACTTTTTCTTTCTGCTCGTCCTGCTCATCAGGTTCGCGCGGATCGGGAAGCATTGCGTTTCTCCTTCTTGGGCTAATCAATCAGCATTTCGGTTTTGATAGGGGTGAGGAAGCGAACGAACCGCCCCCCGTTCATGTAGCCGATGGCAAAGCCGTTCTCGAAAACGTAGCTGATCATCAGCCTGTCGCCACGCCGGTCGCATTGATGAGCGATCCACTGTTGCCCACCACATTGCTCATTATGTCCAGCGCATTGCCGAGATCATAATTCCCGGCAGTGTTGCCTACCGTCGCTCCACCGATCATGTGGAAAGCGCTGGCGCCTACGGTCTTTATTCCTCGCCCGGTGTTCGAGATAGACTGCACTCCGCTCAGCTGGATGAATGCGGCCTGCGCGGCGACCTTGTTGATCCCATGTCCGGTCAAATCGCGAACCAGCGACGTGCCGATCTGCATGTTACCGCAACCTGAGACGAATTGGATGCCGTCCTTCGACGCGGCCGGCGATGTGAGGTTCTTGCGCCCTCGGACGGAAAGCTTGTCGATAATCGCATTGGTCACGGTCGTGAATATGAAACCGTGACCGTTGCAGATGCTTGCCGCACAGTCGTCCATGGCCACGATATTTATGTTGTTGATATCCCAGCCGTCCCCGTCGCAGGTGTCCGCGCGGCTGTTGTAGGCGTGGAACTCGGCGTGGTTCTTGACGACAAAGCCTTTTTGGCTGGTGTTCGCATAGGTGCCCGAGGTGCCGAGGACGTCGCAGGTATCAAGGAACACCCCGCCCGTTGCCGATCCCAGCCCCGATCCGTCGAACTCGAAGCCGGTGTAGTCTGAGGCCGACACCCCGATATATTCCACAGCCACCTCGTTGAAGAACCCGAAAGCCGCCAGGCGGGTGAGCTTGACGCCGGGGCCGCGATGAAGCCGGGCCTGCACGCTCTTCAGGCGAAGAGTGACAAGATCGCCCGAGCCCGTGCCGCTGTCCGCCAGTAGCTGGTAACTGTTGAATGTGTTGATGTTCTCCAGCGTGATGCGCTCTTTTCGCGTACTGCCGCAGGCGATAAGGAATGTAGCGCCGCTGCTCTTTGCTGCTTCATCAATGTACAGGTCTTCAAAGACCACATCTGAGGATGAAAGAGTGAAAAGCGGATAGCCTCCTGCAATGGAATAGAGCGTGGTTTTTCCGCCGTCGCCCTTGATCTTGCACTTGCCGTTAAGGGTGATCGCACCGTGCTTGATCGCCCGCGGGAGGTGTAGGGTGGCATCTCGCACGATAGCTTCATTGACCGCCGCCTGGAGCCCAGTCGTATCGTCGGCAATGCCGTCCCATGTTCCGGTGAATTCGCGAGCGTCGAGATGCAGGTCCATTTTGACTTGTGCCGAGATGGTGCGGGCGCCCGTAGCTCCGTTGGTGGTATTGACCAGCGTGGAGCCCGAAGCCGCGAGAAGATCAGCACGCAGGCTATTGCCCACCGGATCGGCCTGCTCCAGTCGACCACGCAACGCGATGAGCCCACGTGCAAGGCGATCGAGCGGCGTTACGAACTGGTCAGGGTAAAAGGGACCGAAACGGACAAAATCGGCAAGCTGTTGGAAATTGGGATTGGAGAAGATGATGACGCTATCGGTGCCCCACGTCGAGGTGGGCGTCACTGTTCCAGTGCCGTCGCCATTGAGCGCGACCGTATAGGTGAGCGGACTGGCCACGACATCGTTGCGCATCACGCCGACTTCATCGCTGCTCAGTGCCTGAAAAGTGAATGGCAGCGGCGTCGTCCCGTTCGCGGTCAAAGAGGTACGATCCGTGGTATTAACGGTCGTCATCGCGTCGCCTCGTCTTTCTTGTCTGGAACTTTACCCTTGATAATGCCGAAATACCAGTCGCTGACACTCTTCGGGTCTTGCGTTCCCTTGTGCACGTCCCATGCGAACTGTCCGGTGGCGCCGAGCTGTGAAGTGGGAACGCCGAGCAGGATCGCGGTGAGATCGCCGGCCTGCTTGATCGGGCGTTTCGGGTCTTCCCCCTTGACCACCTTGCGCTTGCCGGCATTCCACGCTTGATTGACGGCATCGCCTACGCGGGTGATCGGCGTCATTCCCGGTTCGCTGGTGTATTGACCTGTCAGCTTGCGCTCGCCCCAATTGGCAAAATCGCGCGCTACGGGGATGCCTGCCCAAAGCCCGAAGAAAACGTTGCGGGCGAACCATTTGCCGATATCCTTGGGATCATCGAATTCCGGCCAGTCGCCGCTCATCAGTGCATCGCCAAGCGTCGACATGATGAGCCACCACCACGTTACCGCGATGAGCGGACGCGGATCACGCGCCTTGACCCCGCGCGCGCCCTGCCATTGCGCATTGAACATCACGTTGAACGGCGTATAGAACATGGTGAAGAAGCGCATCGCCTCGCTGTTCGGCGACTGCACCGCCGCCATGTCCTTCTCGCGGCCGGTGCCCTGGCTCATCCGCACCGACTTGTCGGCGTAGGCCACGGCTTCGTCGTCGGTCATATTCTCGCTGCGGCCCTTCTCGTAGGCGCCGAGCCATGTGGGGAGCGCGACCATATAGCGGTCGATCATGCCGATATGCCACATCGCCCAGTGCTGCGCCTCATTCCAGATTTTATGGCGCTGCCGCATCCGGTTGGCGACTTCGGCAACTTCGCGGTTCACCGCCTCGGTTCGGTGGAGCAGCTCGGGGCTCTTGGCGTAGGCGAAGCGCGCCGCCTCGATCGGGTGCGCAGCCAGCCGCGTCATCCCGACGCCAACCCATTTGGCGCCGATGCGCTGCGCCGACGCAGTAAGACCAAGCACCTGCGCAGCGCCGGTCGACAGGCGAAAGCCCATCGCGGCGATCGTCATGTTTACGCGGAACTGCCGGAAAAGGCTGTCCCACCACCGTGCGCCCTTGGGATGCGGATGCCCTTGGTGGATTTGCCGGGCGAGCCACGGCTCGATCTGCTTGCGGTACTCGGGGCCAAGCTTGGTATCGATCCAGCCGCGGATAGACTTGTCGCGGATCGTGCGCAGGACGTCGCGGGCGTAGGGCGCATAGGCAATGCGGGTCACGACCTGCTCGAGATGGCTGAACAGCACGCGCTCGATGCTGAGATTGACCGGCCCGTAGGCGCCGGTGCGCGAAATGGTGTGGCCTTTCTGCGTGGCGACACCGCTCTTCATCCCGAACATATCGTCGAGCTGCTTGCCCTCCAAATCTTCGGCAAGCTGCCAGCGCGCGGGGTCGTACACCATCGGCCAGTAGCCGCCGCGGTACTCGCCGAAGCGCGTCTGGATCGGGTTGTTGACAACCTTCTCGGGGACGATGCCGCTCAGCTCGCGCTCGACGTTGACAATCTCGGGCCACAGCAGCTCGACCTGATCCCACATCTTTTGCGCGAAGTCGTAGTCCTCTTTGGTCAGCTCGCGATCCATCACCGCTTTAAGGGTCTCGACCGGCCAGCGTTCGCCCTTGCTGAGCTTTTCAAGGTTCGAGATGTTGCCCATGTTCATGAAGATCGCGAGCAATTCGCTGCGCGTGATCGTGACCGGTGAGCCAAGCCGCGGATCGCCTTCGTTGAGCGTGTTCCATGTCAGCTCGGGGATCGTCACCTTTTCGTTCAGCCGGCGCCAGTACTTACGGCCGAGCGATTTATATTCTTGGGCGAGCGGCAGCATCACGCGATGACGCAGATCGTGGCGCAAATTCTCGGCGTTGGTCGCACCGAGCACAAGGACGTCATGCAGCGGACCGGTCGGGCCGCGGTCCAGCTCTTCGGCGATCGTCTCGACCTTGAGCAGCTCCGCGGCCATCGCTGCGATCTTGCGCTGCTCTTCGTTGATCGGTTTTGTCGGCAGCTTGCGATCAGGGAGTTGCCTGATCCGCGCAATCACCTCGTCGCGGTACTCGGCAAAGTTCCGCTCCTCCTGCGCTACCTTGATCTTCTGCTTGGTCCGGCCGACCGCGATCAGGCTCTCTACCAGATCGTTGAGGCTGTCCAATTCCTGCACCGACACACGGCTGAACGGCGTCCCGTTGTTGTCGAGCCGAGGAGGTATATGCACTTCGAAGCCCTGCGCGCGCTGGTGTTCGAGCCATTCCTGGAATTTCTCCTGCTCGTCGATCGACCGTTGGCTGCGCGGCCTGAAGTCGTAATTCTCCAGCAGCATGTGAACTTTTTCGAAATATTCGGGAGCGACGGATTTCATCGCCGCGCGGCCGGCGTACTTGCGCATCCGCGCAACGATCTTGTCGACACGATCCGCCGCCGCCTTGGCTTCCGCCAGCAGCGCGTGGTTCAGGAGCTGGGCCTGCTTCTGCCGGTACGCTTCGTCGATGTCGCCTTCGAGGATCGCCTTTTCCGCCGCGCGCGCCGCCTTGTTGGTTCCGCGAATATAGCGCTGGAGCGCAGCTCGGCTAACAACATCTCGGACATTCCCCGCGGCAACCGTGCGTCGAGCCCATTCCCGCGCGAACTGATAAGGGGTGGGCACGCCGAGGACGTGCTTGCGTTTCGCGAGTTGCCGGGCCTCAGCGGCAATGATCTCTCCCTGACGTGCGCTGTTCAGCGCAGCGACCGCCTCTTCTTCAATCGTGCCGTCTTGGAGTGTGTCGCCGTAACGCTCGGCCATGATACGATCAGTCTCTTCGGCGATCAACTTGTCCCGCATCGATCGCGTCTCGCCGATCCGGCGCAGCTCGTCGCTTGCTGCGCGGATGCCGACCAGGGTCTTGACCACTTCGTCGCCTGAGCCCAGCCCGACCATCTCGGCGATCACGTCGCCGGTTTCGCCGTTGCCCGCCCAAATCTGGATGCCGCGGGGCAGCTTCTCGAAGATGTCCTCGCCGTAATTATCGATCAGCCAGCCGCTGTTGAGTTTGACGTTGCGTGCGGGACGATCCGGTTCGCCCAACCATTTGCCGGTGCGCAACAGGTGGAGCAGCCGGAACTGAGGCTGCTTGTTGATTTCCTGCGCAACCTCGTCGCGAATGCCAGCGCGAATATCACGCATCTCCTGCGTGCGCTGGCGCCGGATCGCCTCCATCGTCTTGTAGAGCAAAGCGTCATAAGCCTCGTCGCGCGCGTTTGCGATCCGCTCCTGGTAGTCGGCGAACTCCGCATCGGTCATCTGCGCTTCTTCAGCCGTCTTGAACAGCGGCTCAGTCGCGTTCATCCGACGCGCTTCGTCGATCGCGTCCTGCGTCGCAATCAGCCGGTCCATGACTTCGCGGACTTCCGGGGTGATCGGCGTGTTGAGGTTCTGCACCACGCCGTAGATGCGCAGCAGCCACGCCTTGAACGTTCGGAAGACCGAAGCGAGCTTCGCGCTCGGGCTCTTGCCTTCCATGAAATAGCGTTCGACGCCGCGCGCCCAATATTCATGCGCCTCGGTCGGAATGAAACCGTCCTTGCGAACCGGGACGCCGTTGGCCTTGAACCACGCCTTGACCGTTTCCCAATCCGCTTTGTCGGCATCAGTGGCGTCGTCGGCGGCGGCGTCGGCTTTCAGTTCCTCAAGCCAGATGTGCCCGGTCTCGTGGAGCAGGGTCGAGCGATCGGCAGTGCCGAAGAGCTGAATGTACTTCTCGCCCTCCTGCGTGAACAGCGTCGAACCGCGCTCGCCCTGCTTCAGCGCCCGGCTTCCGCTGCGACCAAACGAAAGCTGCGTTGCGATATGCGTGCGCGCCTCTTCCTCTGTCTTGAAGAGCTTGGCGCCGCCGATCTCGTTGAGCTGGCTCAGCGGATACCAGTTGCCGTCATCGCCGAGAAATTCGGTCGGGTGATCCGTGGTGCCTTTGGCGTCGGTTACTCGGCGGGTGCGCGTCACGATATGCCCGCCAAGGCCGATCTCTCTTGATCGGATCACGTTGAACACGTTCGCCCGCGCGGTCTCGCCCAGCCCGGCGTAAGGCTCGGTCGGCACGACGACCTCCCCATTCTGCGCCACCTCACGCCCGGCCGGGCGCCCGGCTCTCTCACCGGGGAAACTGATCTTCGACGCTTTGAACTGCTCCATCGGCGTTCCGCCGCGCCGCGCCGCGCGCGCCTCATAGCGCGCGGCGTAAATCTGCGCCGCCGCATCGGCTTGCTTGTCGTCGACGCCGGCGATGCGCAGTCGGTTCTTCACTTCGACATAGACTTCGCTCGCCCCGTCGAGCTGTCCCTCCTTGTCCTGCACCTCCTTGGCGATCTCGGCTCCGCGCTTCTCGAGTTGATCGATGATCGCGGAATGCTGCGTC